TTGTTTTATCCTCTCTCCCCCTCCACAACCCCTTTCCTTTTTTTTTTTTTTTTTTTTTTTTGTGTTTGGCTCCTCATACGAAGCTGTTGAGTACTTCGCTCGCCCAAAGGCAAGGATAGCGCTGATTTTCTTACGGATGACAACTTTCCGCCACTCAATTGTTTCCCGAGTGGGAGAGGGGGAGATTGAGGACTCCCTAAGACCTCCATCCTAGTTTTGGCCAAGGCTGAGCTGGATGAATAACCTCGTTTAGACTCTTCTGTGCTCATGTTCGGTTTTGTTACTCGAGATACTCGGGTATGAGACTTGGACCATCTGAGACCTAAGATTCTAACCCTTAGCTTCAAGAGCCTCCCCAATCGTGCTCTTTTCAGAGTCTTACCGACTGGATTGAACTCAATTGGATCAGGCAAGGCACCCACATCTGAGACGGCCGCATTCCATAACGGTATGATTACCCCAAGCAAGGTGATTAGCCTTCGGGAATTCAATCTACCGGCATGAAAGTAGGTCCCAAGGGACGAAAGTGCTAGGAGCTCCTTCCGCCTTTCAAGGATTGCTATACTACGGGAATATGCTAGTAAGGGTGCAATACCCTGATCTAGCACTTCCGACCAAAGTCTAGTCGACGTACCCCGGGTCCATTTTGGATCACTCCAGAATTTTCCCAGATACGATTTAGCCGAAGTATACCTTGAACCCGCTATATCCTCGAGGGTTTGTCCGATTGATCGTACAACTGAACCTATGTTACGTTCCAGTATTGGTGACTCGTCCAGAATTTCTGCTGGGCGAACAGCCGTAGTGGTCAACGAAAACACAGCCTCAAGAGAACTTTCAAAAGGACCTCCCGGGAGGATTAGAGCAGTTATCAGATTCGCAACACGGGTATTCCCGAGCTTTGCTAACCTCTGGGTGAGAGACCCAATCACTCTATAACCTTTGGAATATGCCCTAACTGCGTCTGCTAGACGTAGTTCCGGACGGACCCGCTTCGCTCTTTGGATAAGTTCAACAAATCCAGGGAGAGACGATAGTGAGACCCAATACTCACGTATTGAGACAGGACTTACGTCCTGACCTTTTACATAAAATCGCTTAGCGAATTCGAATGTTCCATTGGTCGAAATAAGGGACTTAGCGAGACCGATCTTGATCCCGAAAGCCTTACATAGAGCTTCATACTGTCTTGCGACAGCCGTACCTCGGATGACTATGTCGTCTCCAAGTAGCGCGTACGATGGGTACCACCCTCGGTATCCTGATTTATATGCTGCAAATTGCAGGAGTAAGTGGTGTGTCACGGCGAGCATTGCCCAATTTGAGTAAGCTCCCATAGGCATCCCAGTCCCGTACTTGATCATAGCTTCCCCCGGATAGCAGCGCGTTTTTAGCGACTTATTACTATACGGTAGTCCCACCAATAATACCAACCATGATTTAGCCACAGCTGGTGTCATTAAATGGCCCATAACTGCTACGGTTAGTTCAGATGGTATCCTATCGGTAGCTGCCTTCAAATCAAACGAGTACACGTAAGACTTTTTCGTTGTCTCAAGATCATCTTTAACACTCTGGGCTAACACTTCCAAGGGTTTACCTTGGTTGTGTGTCCCATCCTGAGGTATTAATCTCAGGACTGAGTCAAATATATGGTGATGGAGAGGAAACAGTAAACACTGAATCCACCATGTTACCATGGCTACAACTCTTACTTTCCCCGCTGGTTCAGGGATTTCGTGAAGTCTACCAATGCGGAGGTATCTAGACCACGTTCTAGCAAACATATACCCTGTCTCGGTGACTTGGTTACCCTCATCATCGACACGGCGGGTAATCGTCTTAAGGACGTACAAAACACGTTCAAGGAGGTTACCCTCCCGGTGGTTGTGTAATGAGGCCCAATCTAATTTATCCTTATGGGATTTAAAAGATGACGAAAGATCCGAATCACTAGGGATCTTGCCCACTATATCCCGGATTAAACCCAGGAACTTAGTATTCATCGTTCGAAGACAATAGTCCTCGAGAGATTTATACCAAGGTGTTTGTCTCATATTCCATATCGCAAGGGCGTCGAACATCACTGCCCACATCGCACCTACTTCCGGCGG